ATAGCCATAAGGCCTCCTTACGAACGTATAAAAAAGAGAACTTTCGTCCTCACCATTACCCTCTTACAACCCAATGGGACGTTGCGGTTTACGCAAATCCCTGAGTGCGTTTGCAGCTTCATCACGGGCAGCATTGACTGGGTTCTTCCAATACTTGTTCAGGTCAAATTGTTTGACAGCTGAAGGGTTGTATCCTGAAGAAGTAGGCACTGCTGCCTGTTTCATCCACTGGTGAAACTCTGCCGCTGTCTCGTGGTTAGTGATACCACGCTCCAGCATAATTTTTTCAACGTCTTTGACTTCATCTTCTGATGCAATCAAACCTTTTTTCATCAAAGATTGTCTGCGTTTTTGCAGCTCTTCAACGGCATCCCGTTCACGCAACTTAGCTTCAAGTGCTTGCACTCGTTGCTCAGACTTGGAGACTGCATTGTGCGTGTAGTCTTCCATGTCCAGTTCTGGAATGGGCAGGTCAGGCTTGACCTTTTTGGTCATGCGGAGGAAGTCTTTACGTGTTGCAGGATTATCTGCGAGCTGCTGCGCTAACGCTGCAAGCTCATCACGTGCTTCAAGTGAGACGTTTTCTAGTGACATAGTATTACCCTCTTATCTGATTTAGATAACTTTTTTACCGTCACCGGGCTTTTGAACAGCCATACCAGCTTTGCCCATTTTGTTGGGAGCAGACAAGCCGCCCAACTGAGAAAAACGAGGTGTGTTTGTAATCACGCCATGCTGCTGATTGTTGTCAGTAGGACGACGGGGTGCTGCTGCGCCACGGGGTTTGAACAAGTCCATGATAGTTCCTTACATTGGGGAAGGTTGTGGTGCGCCACCAGCTGGAGGCATACCGGGAATCGGCGCTTGAGCCATAGCCTTACCCTCAGGCGATGCGCCACCAGCTTGAGGAAGGGTTTGCAACATCTGAAGAATCTCAGATTGCTGTAATTCGTTAGTCTTGTTTTTGCGCTGACCCAGAATGCCGTTGAGGACACGAATAGCGTTAAGTGCTTTCTGTCCTTCTTCTGTTTCTGAGCCAAGTGCGGGGAGAGACTGTTCCAACAAGTCCATTGCCATGCCTAAGTTAATCATGGCAGCTTCTTTTGAACCCATCTTTGGCTCGGGTGTGGACATGGGAGAAGCCATTGGGGGAGTTTCTGCATCTGACATGCCTCCAGCGCTGGGAATGTTGCCAGCGGGCATGGATAAACCAGAGGGATTGCCACCCCCGCCTGAACGTGGGCCTCGCATTAACTCCATCAATTTATCTTCAGGGACAGCCATAAAAACTCCTTGTGTGCCGTTTGTAACCACTTACAAACCGCTTGTCAACAGGTGAAGGGCATTTTAATTCAGCCCTCCAAAGAATTTTAAACGGTCAAACCGCAATTAAAAGGGGTTGCCCCCAGTTAATTACTTGCGGCTCTTACGACCTTTACGAGCTTTACGCATAGTCTTCTCCATGGTTGAAGGCGGCGACCTTTTGACGGGAAGGAAGCCACACCCGATTCCTTTTTAGGGGGAATTAACGACGGGTCTTACGACCGCGCTTATGTGCTTTGTACATGTTCAGTCCTTAGTTGTCAACGGCGAGCGTAATCACGCTGACTACGCCCAGTCGAGTTTTTAATACCTTGAGTGCGATATGTCAAGTTCGGTGACTGCTCGCCACGAGATAATTCTTTTGTGTTGACCTTTGGCTGGTCATTTTTAGGTGCTACTTGTTTGACTTCTGCCATCATCCCACCTTTTTCAAATCAGGTTTACCTTTAGCTGGGGCTTGTTGCTCAGTTGCGGCTTGCTCTTGTTGTTGCTTAGCCTTCTTCTCTTCCATCTTCTTCAGACGGTCTTTGAGCAATTGTTTCATTGGAGGCTCAAGCAAGTCAAGCAAAGATTCTTTGTCGATGACTTCTGACTTGTACAAGTTGAATGCCAGCTGGCGCAGGTCTTCCATGAAGATAGGCGAGTTAGAGTGTGCATCCACTTTCACCACAAAATCTTTTGTGAACTGTTCAGCAATGAACTTGTTGCCGTTGGTATCTGTGAAGTGAGTGTTGTCGTACAGTTGCATTGCCTTGAGATACAACGTTGCAACTTTCTCTAAGCTGTCCTCAATGATGAGCGCACGTTTCTTAGCACGAGATGAACCAAGCCTTGCAAGCTGGGAGGCGTGACCAGACGAGCGAACACCAGACTCACCCTTGCCTTGCAGCACAGAGACAATGCCAGACGCCTCTTCAAACATGGCGTCAATCTCTTGAATTTCTCTGAACAAGTCAGGCGGAATCTGCGGAGCGAGCTTCTCAACTTTGGCGTTAGGCATGTCAGTAGCGAGCAAGCCACCAGCACGGTTAAGCGCAAAGTTTTTCTCATCAAGAATGCCAGTAAAACCAATGAGCGCAGTAGGAGGAGAGACTTGCTTAGAGAGCAAATCAAGAATCTCTGCCATGCGTTTGTTACGCAGTTGCTGGAGGTACACCAGACGCTGAACTTCTGAGCCACCCCAGTAGTAGTCATACAGTGGATTAGGTGCAATCTGCACAAATGGCAGTTCACCTTTGATGAACACAGACTCACCAGCTCTGTCGTAAATGATAACGTCAGGGTCTGCTTTGGTGACCACTTGGTAGTCTTGCGTGTCATCGTTCCACACCCAGAGTTCCGTCATCTCTACAGTGTCTTCAGCCACCGTTGCTTTGTAGCGGTTGCCACCAGCAAGGTCGAGGTTGACGTTACCGTACATGGTTGGGTTTGACTGCGACAAGATGATGCGCTCAATACCGTTTGCAATTTCTGTGCGCTCGTGCTGAGTCGCGCCGACACGGGCAACAATCTGGTCACGTTTAGGGTGAGAGTACAGGCGTGCGTACAGCTCAGACTTTGTGATGTAGTAAGTTTGGACAAGGGCTTCTTGTCTGTCTGTGTAAGGCGTGTCTTCACGTAGCACACCGATACAAGCAGGTTCAACAAGGTACGGGTGAATACCGTTGTTCAGAATGAGCTTTACAAAGCAAGAGTTGTAGACCAACGCCCAAGTTGTTGCAGAAGAAAACACTTGGTCAGCATTGCTGTTGAGCCACTCGTCATTGAGCGCACGGGTGAGCGTTGGGACTTTGATGTGTTCCATCTCGGGAACAGCAGCGCCCAGTTGAATGCTAAACCTTGTTGTCTCTGCTGAGTAGAGAAAAGAAGTCAGCTGGTCAATGTGCGGAAAGATTTTGTTGTACAGAGCCGGAGACTCGTCCGGCCCGTTACCAAAGAGATACCAACTGCGCAGAGAGCCGTAGTCAACTTTACGCTCTTCTCGGGACACCAGACACTTCTGGATGAGGTCGAGATAAAACTCTTCACGGTCTTGCGGGTTGGTAGGTATTCTCATGGCTTGCTCACCTGTAAATTATCGGGGTCAGGCAAGTAACTAGCGGCACGTGGCCCTGCGAGATTACCTGCGGCTTTGGGATTTATTCCCACGGATTCTCCATTAACGGATTTAAATTGTCCACCCATGACGGATTTCATGTTGATGTTGCCTCCACCACCCCAGATGGCTGCGTCACCCGGTCTTGCTTCTTTGTTTTGGGCGTTCATAGCCTCTGTTGCTTGCTCAAACTCTTTGTCAGAGAGCTTATTGTGGCGTTTCATGTAGCCAGTCTGATATTCGCCCTCTCTGGTGGACTTAATATCGGTCATATCGTAGTCAATTGCCAGTTGCTGAACAGTTTTGTCCGTTTTCTTGGTTTTGTCGGACTTTAAGCCCACTGGTTTGAGAAAAACGACACTCAGCTCGCTTTTGCAGTTCTTCATCGGGCATTTTGCCTCCCATGCCTCAAAAATGCCGTGTGTTTCGCAATAATAGTCCTTTAAGACTGCCATGTTACCCCCTTAGTGCTTCATCTAGGTCTTGTTCGCTGTAATCGTGTCGGTTGACCAGACCCACACGCAGTTTGATGCCCTCTGAGGTTACTTTTAGCCCCAAACCGTGAATGATTGGAGGCTTTGCCTCTTTTCTGTACTCAATGAATCGGCTTCTGTCCCGTCTGCTCATCACCTTGACCATGCCAGCTTTCCACTGCATGTAGGCTTTGTTGACCCTGCGCTGGGTAGTTTCGGACACAGGTTCTGTTTCGTAGTAGAAACAATCTAGCAGCGTGGCCTTACTGATGCCAGCCAGCTCGGAAAACATGGGCAGAGAGATGCCTCTGTCCTTGTCAGCGATGAATCTTTTAATCTGACGCTTGAGTTCAGTCTTGCTTAAAGGTGTCACTTTGCTCCACCATCGTTTTAAAGTACGTCTCTCCGCTTTCAGGAAAGACTTGTAGCTGCATATCAATGACATGGTAGCCATCATTCTGGAATCTCAGGATGAGTCTTTCCCTGTCCTTCTCAGCATTGGGTGCGTACACATAAATTTCAAGCGCCATACATGCCAATCCTTTTCAGATAGTCACTGACATTCCTGCCAACAGAGAGTTGTTCAGGAGTGAAATCTTCCTGAGACTTACTAATGTCTCGGGTAATCTTTTGAGCAATCAGGCGAGGCTGGACTTGTTCAGCAAATGCAACTGCTGCCAGTGCGGAGGCTATGACCCTATCGTCTTTTCCCCTGCCCGGTGCGCCAATGAAGCCACTCTCTCTCACGATGCCCTTCATCTCTTCCAGCGTGTCCATGCTCTTAATTTCCATCATGCCACGCTCAAAGTAATCCTTCATGTAGTTGAGCATACGCTCTTTGGTAGAGCTAGTGGTCAGGTAACCAATGGAGTTAGAGAGGCCTCCTAACGTGTCGTTCCTGCGCCAGATGTAGTTGGTCATGCTGCCAAGCACATCCATCAGGCCGTGTCCTACAGCGCCTCCCATAGCGGTTGCCATGCGCTTTAAGTTACGTATCTCGTTGATGACTGCTTGACCCGGGCCGTTGACCTCAAGGTTCAGTGTTGAATTCTTGTAAGCGCCAGCAAGGTGGGCGATGACCCAAGCGTACTGGTAGGTGTTCATCTCGCTTGTCGCAAACTCTGCAACTTGTTCCATGCCATCTGCGTAGACTCTAAACACTTGAATACAAAAACGGTCAGCCCAATCAGAACTACCGTAAGCAGGGTCAGCACCAATGACGTAATACGCAGTATCAACAGGCTCTTCCCAAATCTTGAGAGTACCCAAGCGTTCCGTTGAGCGAATGACCTCCGTGTCTTGGAAGAGTTGACCAAACACGTAGCGGTAGTGGTCAGGGATAAGTTTCTTGGAGGCTTTGGCTGCATCTGTACATCTGCTGTTAGAGAAGAAAGAAGTGCCCGTCATCACAAAGGCATAGTCCTCAGTGGGCGGGAACTCTTGGTACATCAAGCTCTCATCCTTGATACCCTCTGCCATCTTCCAGCGCCACCACGCCATCTGGCGAGAGTTAATCTCTACGCCGTAGAGCTTCTTAATGTCCTTGACCCACTCCTTCTCTTCACCCGTGAGCTTGCCATCCCAGTAGACTTTGTAGATGTTGCTGTCAGGGTCAACCGTGTAGTACTCGTTACGCCACCAGCCACAAAAGATAGCGTGTTGGGTTTTAGCAGACTTGGCGGTCTTGTACATGTCGTGGAACATGTTAAAGCCCTGCGCCGTACTCTCAAACATGTACAGGCGCTCAGCGTTCTTCTCAGCCAGAGAAGCAATAAGAGACGCTAGTCCTTCCTCGTTACCCCAAGACGCAGTTTCAGTTCCGTGTAGATAGGTGATGGCTTTTCCCTGACCCAGCCGGGACTTGTTTCCTGCAATCTGGTAAAAGATGCGACTTCTGTTTTTAAGTACCATCTGATTACGGTTATGTGCCACCAGAGGAATCTTGTACTCTTTTGGTAATCCGTCCATGTACATGCCCAGTGTTGAGCGGA